GCAGGCGGCACACAAGCTACAGCAGTAGCAGCAGATTCAGCAGGAATTATTTCCTACGTATCAACACAAGCACCAGCTGCATACCTTGCAACAGGTGAGTTAGCAACTAAGTACATCGCTGGTACATCACAGTGGTCACTACTATTAGGCGCAACCGATACAACAGGTCGCCCAATTTACAATGCTGCTAATCCAATGAACAACGCAGGAGTTTCTGCACCAACATCACTACGCGGTAACGTATTAGGTCTTGACCTTTACGTAGATCCAAACGCAGTATCAACTACTATTGATGAGTCAGCATTCATTGTTGTACCTTCAGCAGTATCAATTTACGAATCACCAATTCTACGACTATCTGTAAATCAGCCAGCAACAGGCGAGATTGAGACAGCACTATATGGCTACATGGCCACAGGTGTATTAGTCGCTGGTGGCGTTCGCCGCTTTAACCTAACCTAATAAGTTAGTTAATTTAATAATCCCTAGGGTTTAGTAGCCCTAGCCCTAGGGAGCTTTTCTAGAGAGGATCACATGGCCGCTGTAATGGTTACCCAAGAAGAATTACGTTCAAATCTGGGTATTGGCACTTTGTATTCTGATTCAATTGTAGAAGAGTGCTGCCAATCGGCAGAAGATTTAATTTCTAGTTATCTTTGGCATAACGATGCCCCAGTAGTAGGCACATCAATTAGTAACAACGTAGCGACAGTAGTGTTAGCCAACCCAAGCATATTTGTAACTGGTCAATCTGTAACGATTAGTAATTCTGGCGCAACATACAATGGCACATACACATTAACCGGATCATTCCCCGGTACTACAGTGCCCGCCTCAATAGGCGTAGGATTCTGGAGCACATACGCATTTAGTTCATACCCTAATGGTTACAGCATTATTCAATACGCAAAAGTAGCTGCAAACGATCCATTCCATTTTGTTAAACCATACGGCAGAGCCCTTGGCCCAGAGCATAAAGCACAGCCTTACACTGAGACCCCTGCCATCAGAGAAGCTGCCATGATCGTGGCTGTTGATATATGGCAAAGCCGTCAGGTTAGCCAGACTGGTGGGGTAGGTATGGATGGGATCACTGCCAGCCCTTATCGGATGGGGTATCAGCTGATTAACAGAGTGCGTGGTCTCATCCAGCCGTATTCAAGTCCTAACTCACTGGTCGGCTAATGCCAGCCGCAATAACCACCCTTAGAAGCACACTAGCGCAAGATCTAGTTAACCCTGGCGTGTGGTCAACCTTTGCTTTTCCAAGCCCTACGCTCCTTGCAAACAGTGTATCAATTTTGCCTGGTGATCCATATTTAGTTCCGTCTAATAACGACATAACATCTATTGCACCTTTAGCCAACTTTAACATTTTAATAGCAGCACCAGCTTTAGATAACCAAGGCAACCTTGCCGGTATCGAAAGTTTTATTGTAGCTGTAGTAACTAAGTTAAACGCATCATCTTTGGTGCTAAACATATCAAGTGTCTCCGCTCCAGCTATCGCTAGTGTGGCAAGTGGAGATTTATTAACGGCACAGATCACAGTATCAATTCTAACGAGCTGGAGTTAAAATGAGCACAGACGCAGAAAACTTAGCCTTCTTAAAAAAGATAGGTCAAATCGAAGAAGCACCAAAACCTGCACCAACTAAAGAAAAAGAAAAGGAGTAATCATGGCCATATTTTTGAATAATGGCGTATCAGTTACGTTAAACAGCGTTGATCTATCAGCGTATGTAACAGCTGTAACCATTAATCAATCATTTGACGAACTTGAGGTAACAGCTATGGGTAGAGAATATTGCCCGCTAGCAGCGTAAGCTACTAGAATAATTACTTCGCTATATCGGTGAAGGCCCCCAGAAAAGGGTTAATACCGAGGCAACCTGCGAAAGCAGAGAGTCCGTAACGACTACACGCGAAGCCCCTAGAGATAGGGTGAAGATATAGTCTGATCTGTATCGATGGTAAAGATACAGAAGTAAGCAGAAATGACTTACTCACCGCAAGGTGGTAACAGAATGGATACCGCTCACAAGTTCGCCAAAGGATTAGAGGCAAGCACTATCACTTTAGACTTCCTAAATGATAACGCTGCTTCAACAGTTATCCCTACATTACGTGCTGCTTATGGCACTACTGTAACATGCGTAATTAAGCAGACATCTGCTGCCGTATCTGCAACTAATCCTTCATACACTGCATCTGTATTGGTTAATAACCTACAGAATGTAAATGGAGCAGTAGCAGATATATCTTCACAAAGCATTACATTTACCTGCAATAGCACAGTAGCTGTAGCAGTAGCATAAGGAGAACTAATGGCAAAGCTAAAGATAACAAGGGCTAACGGAGAAGTATCTGAACATAAGATTACTCCGGGTGTCGAGTACGCTTTCGAATTAAAGTACGGCGCAGGAATTAGCAAAGTCCTACGCGATCACGAACGGCAGACTGAGATTTACTTCTTAGCGCATGAGTGTTTGCGTAGGGCCAATGTAACTGTACCTGTGTTCGGACTAGAGTTTATAGACAGCTTAGAAACTGTCGAGGTATTAGACGAAGAAAAAAAATAACACAGCGTGATTCTATAACCTATGCGATAGCCAGTCTGTCGGTAGAGACAGGAATTGCGCCGCAGTCTTTTATTGATATGGATCAAGAGATGCTAAGGGCAATAGTCCAGGTCTTACAAGATAGAGCTAAGGAGATAAGAAATGCCAGTAAACGTAACAGGCGTTAAACAACTCCAAGCCGCTATGAAGGTACTAGATCCTAACCTTAATAAAGAAATGAATATTGAAATTAGAGATGCCATGATACCTATTAGGGATCAGGCTAGGACTTACATGCCTGCCAATGAAGAAGTGCTATCAGGTTGGCGCAAGATCAATGTTACAGCTGAGCAGAAGTACCGAGCATTCCCATTCTACGATCAAAACGTAGCGCGTAACGGAATAGTTTATTCTGCCGGACAAAGCAAGCGTAACGCTGCAGGATTCTCGTTTACTAATTATGTAGCCAATAAATCTGCATCAGGTGCAATCTTTGAAACCGCAGGCCGTAAACAAAGAGGCATGCAAGGTGATTCATTAAACCCTAATGCTGGTATCCAATTTAACCAGGCTGCTGAAACTTTAAGTTCTATGAAGGGTAGCGGTGCTAATCGTGGTAGAGCAATCTATCGTGCCTGGAATGAAGATCAAGGCAAGGTTTATGCAGCTGTAGTTACAGCCATAGAGACTGTTGCCACTAAGTTTAATAATGGACAGTTAAAGAAGGTTGCATAATGGCCAAACCACCAGCCTTAGTAGTCTCCGCGTTAGCCACTTGGAATGGTAAAGCCCTTGCTAAAGGCAGTAAACAAATATCCGAGTTTGATAAGTCAGCACAAAAATTAGGCAAGACCTTTGCTAAATATCTAGGTGCTACTGCCCTAGTTGCGTTTGGTAAGAGTTCAGTTAATGCATTTATAGAATCTGAGAAGGCTGCTGCAAAGTTACGCACCACAGTAGATAATTTAGGTTTATCATTTGAGCAAAGAGCAATAGATGATTACTTAAAGAGACTATCTTTGCAATATGGAATTATTGATGAAAATCTTATTCCAGGCTTTCAACGCCTGTTGATTGTTACTAAAGATGTTGCAGCAGCTCAGAGCATATTCCAGACGGCACTTGATGTATCAGCCGGTACTGGCAAGGATCTTACAAGCGTATCTACTAGCTTATCTAAAGCCTACCTAGGCGATAACGTAGCCCTAGGCAGATTAGGCGTAGGTTTAAGCAAGGCTCAGTTAAAATCATCATCATTCTTAGATGTACAGAAAACCCTTAATAATAATTTTGCAGGTCAGGCATCAGCAGCTGTAGCAGGTTATGCAGGCGATATGGCCAAACTAACTGTAGCCGTAGATGAATCTAAAGAGGCTATAGGTAAAGGCTTATTAGATGCGTTAAGGACCTTATCTGGTGATACTTCTATAGATACTTTTACTGCCAAGATGGTTACTGCTGCGGACACCCTTGCAAGGTATATTAACAATATTGCTGGGTTTGCTAAAGTAACTGCAAACATATTTAATATTAAAGACCCAAACTTTTTTAGAAGACAACCTACAACAGTAGCCCCTGGTGCAGCCACTACTCGAGTTAAAGATTACCAATTAACTCTTAAAACTACTGCTGCTCGTAAAGCCGAGTTAGCCATTCTTACTAAAACTAATGCAGCCAAAACATCCGTAGAGAAGTTAAAAGAGAAGTTTGATTTAGAGCGTATTGGTTTAACAGCTGCCCTTAATGCCGCTACCGATGATGAAACTAGATTACGCCTAAGAGCACAGTTAGCAATTCTTGATAATGATGAGGCTATGGCTAAAAAGATTCTGGCTGAAATGGAAGGCATTAAATCTGTCGAGAATCTAACTAATGCTTTTAATAACGCAGCATCAGCTATATTAACTGCTGGTCAAAAAATAGCATTAGGATTAGGCGTAAGCCCATCACAAATTGGTGCAGGTGGGGCTATAACAGCCACAGGGCTGGCAAGTGTTGGCCCTACTTTAAGTAACGTTACAGGCCTGGCTAACACTTCTATTAACCAAGGCATGTTAGGCAGAAGCCAAGAAGCAATAGATTTAAGCATATCTTTAGGCTTTACTAACACTTCAAACATAACAGATGCTTTAACTAGAGCTGTGGCCGAATCCTTAATCATTAACAATAAGAACGGATTACCAACCGCGCCTGCTGGATTCTTATAATGACAATACCAGTAATCAATGCGGTAATTAATTTCAGCACTGGGCCTGCTTTTGCTCAGGCCATGATTTTAGATTCTGGTATTTTAAATACAAACATATTGGCAGATTCAACAGCTGTAATTGTGGATGTGTCTGATTTAGTTAATTTAATTCAGACTAACAGAGGACGTAACGTTGTAGCAGATGAGTTCCAAACCGGTCAATTAACTTTACGCATAGTCGATCAAAATGGCGATTTTAATCCACAGAATCCATCTAGCCCTTACTATGAACTATTAACGCCCATGAAGAAGGTGCAGATAACTGCAACCTACTCAGGAGTAACATATCCAATCTTCTCAGGCTTTATTACATCCTATGTAAACACTCAGCCTAAAGATGCAACAGAAGTTGCCTACACTACGATCCAAGCTGTAGATGCCTACAGATTAGCCCAGAATGCCCAGATCTCAACAGTTACCGGTGCGACTGCTGGTGATCTATCAGGTACAAGAATTAACCAAATTTTAGATCAAATCTCATGGCCATCGACAATGCGTGATGTGGATGCTGGATTAACTACTTTACAAGCTGATCCTGGCACTACACGAACTTCCCTGGCCGCATTACAGACTGTAGCCAATAGCGAGTATGGTGCAATTTACGTTGATGCCGCTGGATCTTTTGTTTTCCAAGACAGATCAGTAACTGTTTCATCCATAGGCGGCACACCCACACTATTTGCAGATGACGGCACAGGTATTAAATATGCTAATGCCGTATGGAAACTAGATGATACGCTTGTGTTTAATTCAGCCACAGTTACTAGATCTGGTGGTACTGCACAAGTAGCAACCAATGCAGCTTCTATTGCTAAATACTTTATTCATTCTTATTTCTTAAATAACCTATTGATGCAGACCGATGCTGTTGCTTTGGACTATGCCCAGGCTTATGTGGCTTCTAGAGCTGAGACCAGCATACGATGCGATGCAGTTGAATTAGACCTATACACCCCAGACTACAACACCGGCATAATCGCAGCCCTAAACCTAGACTTCTTTGATCCAATCACAGTTATGACTACTCAGCCAGGCGGATCTACCCTGGACAAGACCCTACAGATTTTCGGTGTGGGCATGAACATCACCCCGAATAGTTGGAAAACAGTGTTTACAACGCTTGAACCGATCATAGATGGGTTTATACTAGACAACATAGATTATGGTGTTTTAGATCAAAACGTACTAAGTTACTAAGGAGAACTAATGGCAAAACAAACGTTTACTACTGGGCAGGTACTAACAGCTGCTCAGATGACATCATTACAACAAACTGCCATGTTAGGTGGGGATGCATCAGCTAAAGTTGCTAGTTATACATTAGTGGCTGCCGATGCTGGTACAGCTATTACAATGAGCAACGCAAGTGCTACAACCATTACAGTCAATACTTCATTGTTTGCATCTGGTGACACAGTGCAAATAACTAATTTAGGTGCAGGAGTTTGCACAATTACCCCTGGCACAGCCACAGTTAATTCATCTGCATCTTTAGCATTAGCACAATATGCCAGTGGAACATTATACTTTACATCAACTTCTGCTGCCATTTTTATTAAAGGTGATGGGGCTGCTGCATCTTCGGCCAGTGGTTTAACTTTAGTTAAAACTCAAACAATAGGTAGTGCAGTTTCATCTGTAACTGTAACAAGCGCATTTAGTTCAACTTATGATAATTACTTAGTAACGGTAACTGATGGAGTAGCTGCTAATAGCACAAGTTATATGAATCTTACTTTAGGTTCAACATCTTCAGGTTATTCTTATTCTGGTGTTCTAATGGCATTTAATTCAAATACAGTAAGCGGCAGTTCACAAAATGCTGGTGCAGCCATGTTTGGTGGTTATTTTAGCACAAATGCGTTATCCAGTCAGATTATATTACAAAATCCAAATCTTGCAAAAAGAACAGTTTTTATGACAGATACTATTGCAGCATCAGCTACTAATTATGTTGCAAGTTATAAAGGATTCTTAGATGATGCAACTCAATATACCGCTTTTACTCTTACAGTAGTTAGCGGAACTATTACGGGTGGAACAATTCGTGTCTATGGTTATCAGAACAGTTAAGGAGTAGAAATGTATAATGTACAAATAGATGATTTGGTGCGACCAGCAACGGCTGCTGAAATTGCTATTTTTAAAACAAAAGAAATTGAAGAAGCAAATAAGCAATCTGAACTAGAAGCGAAGGCAACTGCTAAGACTGCATTATTAGACAAACTTGGCATTACAGCTGAGGAAGCTGCATTACTTCTTTCATAATGAAACCATGGTTATGTGCAGCAGGGGTAGAGCTTAGGGATGCCGTTGCTACCTGGTATCCAGATAGGCGCACTACCAGTGATGGGTGGGTTGGTGATGCTCGTCATGCTTCCAGAAAATCGGATCATAATCCAGACCAGACCGGATGCGTGCGAGCCATTGATATTGATTCTCGTTTGGATACATCCGAAGGGCTCTCGGTATATCTGGCTGACCAGATCAGAATCTGTGCGAAAACCGATAAGCGCATATCTTACGTGATCCATAACGGCATGATCGCTAGCAGGATACTTAACTTTAAGTGGCGTAAGTATTCAGGCTATAACAAACACACTAAACACATCCATGTTAGCTTTAACCCATCTGGTGATAAAGATGGAAAAGAGTTTGACATACCACTTCTAGGGGGACAAATTGGCTAGTACATATAACATACTAATAGATCAGGGCTCAACCTACACTTTGGCTTTGAGTTATAAAGACAGTGCTGGCACAGCTATAAACCTGACTGGTTATACAGCTGCTATGCAGTTGAGAAAGACAGTCAGTTCAGCAACCGCTAGCTTATCTTTGTCTTCTCCTTCTTCTGGCATTGTGATTACAGGTGTTACAGGACTGATAAACATAACTATTACTGCTACACAGACAACAGCCTTATTGCCAGATCTTTATGTCTATGACTTAGAGATTACATCAGGTGCTGGAGTAGTTACACGTTTGATTGAAGGCTCTGCAATAGTCTCAGCTGAGGTAACTAGATGAGTGATAACACCTTAACAGTTACTGAGGTAGTCAATTCTGTAACAGTTACGCCTGTAAACAATACAGTTACTGTGTCAGAAGTAGGCACGCAAGGACCTGCAGGTACTAATGGTACTAACGGCACTAATGGTGCTACTGGAGCAACAGGGGCTACTGGTGCTACCGGAGCGACTGGCGCAACAGGCTCATCAGGTGTTGTAACAGTCAATGCGCCAATTACAAACGCTGGCACTTCATCAGCTGCAAACCTTTCAGTATCTACTGGCACAACATCTGCTGTTGGAGTATTGCAATTAACTGATTCAACATCGAGCACAAGCACAACAACTGCTGCAACTGCGAATGCGGTAAAGACTGCTTATGATTTGACAACAAAAAAACAATTCCAAGCAATCAAGACTACTGGATTCTATTACACATCTGGTCAATCACCGAGATTAACAGATACAACTGTCGTGCATCAAACAACCTATTACTTGCCGATAATTATACAAAATGACATAACTATTGATCGTATTGCAATTAGAGGTGGAACTGGTTTATCAAGTGGTGTAGTTCGTTTAGGAATTTATAGCGATACTAATGGTTTTCCAAATACATTAGTTCTGGATGCTGGAACTGTTACAGGTGTTGCTGCTGGTGCCAATACACAAGTAACTGTTAGTCAATCATTATCAGTTGGAATTTACTGGCTAGCATTTTGCCAACAAGGAACTGCCCCTACTTTACCTGTTTATGCAGGCACTGGCACTACTGCCACTGCCAATACCATAAATTCAGTGACAAGTAGTTTTGTTACAATCAACGGAGGAAACAATGTTGGTTACGCTCAAAGTTCAGTTACTGGTGCATTTGCTACGGCAAGTGGTATTACTACTTCTGCAATTTCACCTTCAATTTGGATTAGGACTGCATAATGGCAAAACAAACAACTTTTGGCCTAGGCGGCTATGACCCATCAAAGCCAAACAACAACATTGTCGAGGAAATCGACATTCCAGATGAGGAGCAATAAATGAAACTAACCAAAAAACATAAAGCAGCAATCAAGTCATATTTTAGAGCTGTAGCAGCTTCTGGAATAACTGTGGCTTTAGCCATCGTAGGAGATGTTAAGCCTGAATATGCAGTCATGCTTGGTGCGTTAATCGCTCCACTAATCAAAGCCATTGATCCAACTTCTGGTAAAGAAGCCGATTATGGTATTGATGCTAAATGACACCCAACGATTGGGTCGCGTTAGCCGTTGGTGGCTGCGCAATCGCAAGCAGTTTATTGCTGGCTCTGCGCTGGGTTATTAAATCTTATCTAGCTGAACTTAAACCGAATGGTGGGTCATCAATAAAGGATCAAATAAATCGACTTGAAAAGCGTGTCGATGATCTCTTTATCTTAATTAGTAAGTCATAATTTTAATATGGCTAACACACGTAAGCGAAAGAAGATCAATAGGCGCGTGGTGCGTAAATCACCCGATCCCTTATCTAAGCTAGAAGTGTTTTATATTGCCAAGCATGAGATGTATAAGGCTGCACGTAAGGCTGGATTTAGTGAGCCTATTGCACTGGCTTTAATGGATAGTCCATCGTCTATGCCCGACTGGGTAGTAGGCGATAACGGCATTATCCCATCCATACCTACTCCAGAAGAGGATGAAGATTAAGCGATACTTAGTAATAAGTGATCTGCAAATACCATTCCATCACGAAGCAGCTGTAAAGAATGTAATCAAGTTAGCACGTAGGGAGAAATTTGATTCTGTATTGGTGGTCGGGGATGAAATTGATTTTAATACAATTAGCAAGTGGGCCGAGGGAACACCTATGGCTTATAAGCAGACCATTCACCAGGATCGTGAGCTTACTAAAGAGATTCTTTGGGATCTAAGTGAGTATTCTAAAGAATGCCACATCATCCGAAGCAACCATACAGACAGGCTTTACAACACACTATTAAAAGTACCTGGCTTAATCAGCTTGCCAGAGTTGCAGTACCCAAAGTTTATGGGCTTTGCCGAGATGGGTATGACCTACCACAAAGAGGCCTACGAGTTTGAACCGGGCTGGATGTTAGCCCATGGCGATGAAGGCAACATGTCTCAGCACGCTGGTATTACTGCCCTTAACCTGGCTAAGAAGTGGGGTAAGTCAGTATTGTGTGGCCACACCCATAGACTAGGCATGAGTGCCTATGCAGAGGGCGTAGGAAGCCATTACAGAGCCTTATATGGGGTAGAGGTAGGTAATCTAATGGATAGAAAGAAAGCGTCTTATTTACGCTATGGAAGCGCGAATTGGCAGATGGGTATTGCTATACTAGAGGCCGTAGGAAAGACACTGACACCCACGTTAGTGCCGATCAATAAGGATGGCTCATTTACAGCTCTAGGGCGGTATTACGGGTAACATCGTTACCGAAACGTTATACAAACTACGCCCTAAATAATCCACAAAGTCATACACAAGTGCAACACTACAGCTGTGCCGCAAAGTATGCAGGCATAGTTAGGGCTACATGGATCTAAAAGAAGCTGGTCTGTTATGGGTTGCAATTATGGTTGCAATTATATGGGCTTATGGCATGTATGAAGATGCAAAACAGCGGATGTATTGGATTGGCCGCAAGGATGGTTACGATATGCACCGCAGAATGATTCAGAATAAAATCGATGCCAACGACAACTGAAAAGTTATTCAGTGAAACAGTCGAGATCCTGCACAGCAGAGGTACTCAATATGGTCACCCAATTAGTAACCACAAACGTATTGCCGAATTGTGGTCAGCTTACCTGGGTTATCCAATACAACCGAACGAAGTTGCAATTTGTATGTGCTTGGTCAAAATCAGCCGACAAGCTGAAGATCCAGGAGTCGCTGACAATTACAAAGACGCACTCGGATACATCGCTATTGCAAAAACAATAACCGATGCTATGCAAGATGAAGATGGAGCGTGGGAATAATGGCGTTCGATTTAAGTCAATATGAAACTGTCGATGAAAGATTACATAAGTGGTGGGGGTTATATCAAGATGGAAGAGTGGAAACAGAAGTTATCGAGGCCACAAACACTAGATTCATTGTTATTTGTAGGCTATTCAAGTCGCAAACAGATACCAAACCGTGTGCTACTGGGCTTGCGTCTGAGACTGTTAGTGATCGTGGCGTTAATGCGAATTTTGCTCTTCCTAACTGCGAAACAAGCGCAATTGGCAGGGCGATTAGCAACTCGGGTCTCTCAGCTAAAGGAAAGCGACCTAGTAGAGAAGAAATGGCATCTGTAAATGAAAAACAATTTACGTCTAAATATGGCAGACCAGGAAGTAAATCAGCTGCAATGGAAATGGCGTTACATATTGTGGACACACAACTTAAAGATAATAGCAACGAGCCTGTTCCTGTTGAGTGGTCTGTTGGTGAGACAGTTGCTCAAATTGGTGAAGTGGTTGCTGTTAATTTTGTTTGCCGGCATGGTGATATGGTAAAGAAAGAAGGCATCGCCAAGGCTACAAATAAACCATACGCAGGTTATGTATGCACTGCACCAAAGGCAGATCAATGTGATGCTAAGTGGGCCAAACTTACAGCTGCTGGTACATGGTACTGGCCTGATGATTCTGAATCTGGAAAGGTTGAATAATGCCTAAAAAAAGAATATGGGCTGGATATAAGAATTTAGAGGATTACTTTGCTAATGCGCCAGAGGATTTACTTCAACGTCATTTTAGTCAAATACATGATTTTGAAAGTTCATTACTTTTTACAAAAGCGCTACGTCAATATAGAAATCCAACTCCGTTACTACGACCAAGTTATAAAGTTTTAGAATCAATGGGATTGGGGGTGAGTAAATGGGATATGTAGAGATACTAAGAGGTGGACCTTACCTGGAGCGAATAGAGAACGACCAGGTAAAGTTCATACCTTCAAATGACTTATGTATAGCTTGTAATGATGACAGGTTAATACATAGTGGTAATTACTTGATTTGTACTCAGTGCCATACCAGGCAATAAGGATATTATCATAATGCACCCACAATTCAAATGTAATGGCTGTAAGGGCAAGACAGAGTTCTTATGGCTGGAGCAATTAGATACGCCTGAAGGGTTTAAGGCTTATCAATGCATGAGTTGTGGCTGTGTTGGTGTTAAGAATATTGCTGAGGCCCTTCATATCCCGGACAGCAGCATAGACAGATGCATCAAGTGTGGTGGCTGGCAGTTCCTAGGCTCTGGTTGCCACACTTGTGCCCTGATTGGAGCATGATGCCTACCTATGAATACAGCTGTAATGACTGTGGCACTTATGGATCTATACATAAATCTTATGATGACGATGTTACCGGTATCAGTTGCCCTAGATGTAATCAACAAATGAGCCGTATTTATTCAGCACCGGGCTTGATCTTTAAAGGTGGTGGATGGGGTAGTAAGCCATGAGCGAAGCTGGTTATGATTCTAACTGGATTGACCAATACAACATTGTGCCATTCTACGACACGCCTTGTGACCTGCGGTTATGTTAATGAGTTTGTCAATGTATTTGACACGTATGCTACGCTCTAGATCGCATCGGCTATCAAAGCCGAAACGCGAGCCCCTGCAGGGACAGCTCGCGAGGTGCACGCTAGTTGCCACCCTTGTATTCATTGAGATCTTATGCTTTGAAAAGACTTATTCCGTAGCTGTTGATAATGATGTAATGAACTTAAAGCTATATGCCTATCATAAGTTTAAGACATACGATCAATTTGATTGTTATAACTACATAATCATTAAAGAATCAAGATGGAATTATAAAGCTCGTAATGGTAGTCATTATGGTCTAGGTCAGATGCGTAACAAGATGGTACTTAAACTAACACCACGTGAGCAGATTGATCTACACTATAAATACATAGCACATAGATATGGGCTTGTAAATGGTGAGGCTAATGCATGCCTTGCAGCTGAGCATTTAGATAAGAAGGGTTGGCATTAGTGTTAAACAAGACAGCCAAACACCAACGATCTATTGGTACTGCACGTTGGAAGAAGCTAAGACTTACCATACTTGCACGTGATGGTTATACATGTTATGCCTGTGGTGGTGAGGCTACTCAGGTTGATCACATATATCCGCGTGCTAAAGGTGGCGACACTTTCGATCCATTAAATTGTGCAGCGATTTGTGCTAAATGTAACGGCCTTAAAGGAGATCGTTTTTTTAGCCCGATGGCGAC